TTGACGGTCTGGTTGGTTATTCACCAATTGCCATGGCCAAAAATGCGATAGGTATGGCCATAGCTACAGAAGAATACGGAGCTAAATTCTTTGCCAATGGTGCCAATCCCGGTGGAGTACTTGAGCACCCCGGAGTAGTAAAAGATCCGGCACGAATCCGGGAAAGCTGGAATGCAGTGTATCAGGGAAGCGGTAATGCGCACCGGGTAGCAGTCCTTGAGGAAGGAATGAAATTTCAGTCAATAGGTATACCGCCGGAGCAGGCGCAGTTCTTGGAAACGAGGAAGTTTCAAACCGAGGAGATCTGCCGGATATTCAGGGTACCGCCCCATCTGGTAGCTAATTTGGACAAGGCTACTTTTAGTAATATTGAACACCAATCTATCAGCTTCGTAGTTCATACCATTCGGCCCTGGCTGGTCAGGCTCGAGCAAGGAATGAATAAAGCATTGCTTAGCAAATCAGAGAAAGGCCAGTATTTTGTAGGCTTTGTGGTAGATGGACTGCTTCGCGGTGACTATGCATCAAGAATGCAAGGTTATGCGGTGGGTATTCAAAATGGCTTCTTAAGCCCTAATGATATAAGAGCCTTGGAAAATATGAACTCCATTAAGCATGGGGATATATACGCTATGAATGGCAATATGCTCAAACTCGAAGATGTTGGTGCTTACATAAAAAGAGATATAACAGGAAAGGAGGGCGCAAAATGAGTAGAAAGTTTTGGAACTGGATTAAAAATGAGAATGACAGAACACTCTATTTAGACGGATATATCGCAGAGAACAGCTGGTTTGATGATGATATTACACCCAAGCAGTTTAAAGCCGAGCTCTATTCATCTGAGGGAGATGTTACTGTAATGCTCAATTCCCCAGGGGGAGATGTCTTTGCTGCCAGTCAGATTTACACCATGTTAAAAGAATATCCGGGAAATATCACTGTCAAAATTGAAGGAATAGCAGCCAGTGCAGCATCCGTAATTGCTATGGCAGCAAATGAAGTGTATATGTCTCCGGTGGCCATGATGATGATTCACAACCCCGCAACCGTTGTGTTTGGGGAGGTTTCCGATCTTCAGAGCGGCATTGCCATGCTTTCTGAGGTTAAAGAAAGCATTATTAATGCATATGAAGAAAAAACCGGGCTATCAAGGGCCAAAATATCCCACATGATGGATGCGGAAAGCTGGTTTAATGCGTGGAAAGCGGTGGAGTTAGGCTTTGCCGATAAAGTGCTCTATACAACAGAAGACAGTGAAACGAAGTCGCCAGGTGCGGCTTTTATTTTTGACAAAATGACTGTTACTAACGCGCTGGTAAAGAAGTTACCACCTAGGCAAGCAAAAAAACCTGAAACAGCCACTAGTACCCCTATTAGCCATTTAGAAAAGAGATTAAGCCTATTAAAAACGCTAGAATTGGAGGAATGGGTATGAGTAAAGTTTTAGAACTGCGTGAAAAACGCTCTAAACTGTGGGAGGATACCAAAGCTTTTCTAGACAGTAAAAGAACCGAAGAGGGACTCCTGTCAGCAGAAGATACCGCCACCTATGAAAAGATGGAAGCAGAGGTCGTAAACCTTGGCAAAGAAATCGATCGGCTGGAACGCCAGGCAGCTATTGATTTAGAGCTTTCAAAAGCTACCACTAATCCCATTAGAAATAATCCCAATAGTAAAACCGAAGCAGAAAAAACCGGTAGAGCCAGCAACGAATACAGGAATGCCTTCTGGACAACCATGAGAAACAAAAACAGCCTTGATGTACAAAATGCACTCCAAATCGGGACTGATTCAGAAGGAGGATACCTGGTACCGGACGAGTTTGAAAGGACTTTGATTGAAGCCCTGGAAGAGGAGAATATCTTTAGAACCATAGCCACGATAATCCAGACCTCAAGTGGTGATCGCAAAATCCCTGTTGTTGCAAGTAAAGGAACCGCTTCCTGGGTAGAGGAAGAGGGAGTAATTCCTGAATCAGACGATGCGTTCGGGCAGGTATCAATAGGAGCATATAAGCTGGCTACAATTATTAAGGTATCCGAAGAGCTTCTAAATGACAGTGTCTTTAACCTGGAAGCATACATTGCTAAGGAATTTGCAAGACGTATCGGAGCTAAGGAAGAGGAAGCCTTCTTAACTGGAGATGGTTCCGGTAAGCCAACCGGAATTCTTAATGGTACAGGAGGAGCAGATATAGGTATTACTGCAGCTTCGGCAACTGCTGTAACCGCTGATGAGGTTATTGATCTTTATCATAGTTTAAAAACCCCTTACCGTAAAAATGCCATATTTGTGATGAATGATTCTACCGTTAAAGCGATAAGAAAACTTAAAGACGGTAATGGCCAATATCTATGGCAGCCATCTATTGCTGCCGGACAGCCGGATACAATTCTTAACAGGCCGCTAAAGACCTCATCATATGTCCCGACCATTGCCTCAGCTGCAAAAACTATAGCTTTCGGCGACTTTGGGTATTATTGGATAGCAGACCGGCAGGGCAGATCTTTTCAGAGGTTAAACGAGCTTTATGCTGCAACCGGCCAGGTGGGATTTAAAGCAACTCAGAGGGTGGATGGCAAGCTTATCCTGGCTGAAGCCATTAAAGTACTGCAGATGAAAGCGTAGGTGGTTAATGGTGAGCAATGTAAAAAACTACATCGAGCAAGGCGGCCAACGAACCGTTATTGGTGGAGAACTTGCGATTGCTTCCGGCGGTAAGCTTACCTTTGTCGGTAAGGATCTGAAACCGACTGAGACTCAGGCGGATAGCACCGCGTCGACCATCGCTGGCCTGGTAGCTGACTTTAATGCCCTTTTAGCCAAGCTTAAAGCCGCGGGGCTGATGACAACCGAGTAACGAGAAGGGTGTGAGCGTATTGGTAGTTACCCTGGAGGAAGTGAAGCTCTATCTAAAAGTAGACGGTGATGAAGACAATACGCTCATCACCGATCTTATCAATGCCGCCGAGGAACTCTGCCAGGACATTCTACGAATTCCCTTGACCGAATTTACTGATGTGCCGGAAACAGTTAAACAAGCCCTACTCTATGCCATCGGCAATCTCTATGAACTACGGGAAGCAGTGGACATGAAAGCGTTAATTGAGTTTATGACCAGGCTCTTATTCGCCTACCGCCGGGAAGGGTGGTAATTGTGAAGAAGCGCGATTTAATGGGTGAGATGCGGCAGCGTATTGCCTTGCAGGTCAAGACTATCACCAAATCAGAAGGCATCCCCCTGGAAAGTTGGACTACAGTAGCCACAGTCTGGGCAGCAGTGGCGGACATATCGGGTAAAGAATACTTCCAGGCGCAAGCCGTGCAGTCGGAGGTCACCACCCGGATTAAAATCCGCTACAAAACAGGGATAACTCCCTCAATGCGGTTACTATATGGCTCCCGAGTATTTCATATTCTGTCTGTAATCGATAAGGGTGAGTGGCACCGCCTAATAGAACTGATGTGCAAGGAGGTGATCCCCGGTGGCGGATAATATTACCCTAGAAGGCATGGAAGATATTTTAGATAGGCTAAAGGAACTGGGGCAAAGAGCTGCTCCAGCAGAGAACCAGGCACTCTATGCCGGGGCCAAAATAGTAAGGGATAATGCTAGCAGGAGAGCTCCCCGAAGTGCAGGGACGAAGGAGCATTTGGCAGACAATATCGCGATTTCCGAACCAAAGCAGGATGAAAATAGCAAATACGTAGAGGTGGGGCCAAAGGCTCCATTTTTTTATGGCAAATTTCTGGAGTACGGCACCTCTAAAATGACCGCCCGCCCTTTTATGGGTCCGGCCAAAGCCGAAAGTAAGAAACAGGTGCTGGAAACCATCAGGCAGACCCTGAAAGCGGGGCTTAACCTATGATCAACATTAAACCAGAAGTGCTGGCCGCCTTGGAAAGCAATGCCGCTCTGCTGGCTTTATTGGGCGGGCCTCAAATCTACCAGCTAAAAGCACCGGAGGGCTTAAATAAATACATTACTTTATTTGAGTTAACCAATTTTGATTCCGCCTGGGCAGATGGCACTGCTTTTATGGCTGAGGTGCACCTGCAGGTGGATGTATGGGTAAAAGGAGACAGCACC